TGCGAGCTTGCGCGAGACCGCGTTGAGGTCCGCAGTCAGTCGATCCGTGAGCGTCAGCTCGACGCTCGCACGACCCGCTCGGATTTCTGCTGGGCTAGCCACGACTTTAGATCGTCCTTCGTTAGTAACGGCAACTCGCTGTCACCGCGAACACCGAACCGCTCAAGGTACTCGACGACATCCGGGAAAATATCTTCGACTCGAATCGTCGGCGACTCGCTACCGCGAAACGTGTTCGTAATCGCTGCCGCGATGATACCGTAGTGGCAATGGTCGTGGAATAATCGACTTTCGTACATCGCACGTAGTTCGCCGAGCGTGAAGTCCCACGGCGCTACGCCGAGGTAGCCGGCGAAGTGCCAGACGTAAGACTCGATGTCGCAGTACTCGCTTCGACTTTCGACAGCAGTAGTTTCAACGCGGCGCCGAGAATTTCGCGCATAATGGGGTGGCCCTCGAAAAAATCGAGGATCCTCGAGATAAACGCGACCTCGGCTTCCCAGATCGATCGACCGTAGAGCGACTCGAAAACTTCGTTCGCGGTCACACCGTGCCGCGCAAGCGAATCGCGGCACAAGACTGTCAGCAACGCCTCTGCAGTCTTGCGATCGCGGAACACGGTGCCGTCGGCGAGTATGCGAACGAACTCCTCGTAGTCGAATCGCTGCGACTGCACGCTGTCAGTCGTAGTGTCTGGACGCACTACGCGAGCAAGAGCCTCCGAAGCCCACTTCGCAAGATCGAATCCGTGGTCGCGAAGATCGTGATACCGCGCGAAGCTGATTCGCGCAACTTCGTACTCGCGACCATGCTCGTCCGTAAATCGATGACGCATCGTTACTAGTCCTCTCGCGATCAGGGCGTTACCTCGAAGTACTCGGGATAGCGATAAACGGTACCATCGAGTAGCGGCGATACCACGAACGTAACTGAGATAACGATCGCTTGACCCATCTGCTCGGCGCGGTTGAATCGCGTGACCTCGACGAGCGTCTTCAAGCCCCACGAACCGACCTCGGTGCGCGAACCGTTCAAGCAGAGAACGTGGAGCTGGCCGCGAGCGAAAAACGCCTGACGAATTTGCGCGACGCTCGGATCGCCTGCAACATCGAGCATATCGAACTCGATCGTCGCCTCTTTCAACGTCGCGACCTGAGTTCGCCAACCGGCATGCGCACGCGTTGTCACGTCCGCGGTCGCATGCGAAAGATTTAGTGTCAGATTATTGACATTCGGCACCTCGACCCACGTCGGCGTAGTCCAGTTATTCGCGCTATCGACGTAGAGCTTCGCGAGGTGCCCCAGTCTTGTTCGACTCATGCGTTTGCCTCCTTATAAAACTGCGCCAGTTTCTTCAACCCTTCGCGAAACGCGGGCTTCATATACTCGCGCTTCGGATACTTCGCGACACGTGCGCCGTATCGACGTACGCCGCTGTGCTCGTGAAGCGCTGGCACCGGCGAGTCAGGACGTAGTAGTGTCGGTCCGATAACAACACTCTTTCGACGCTCGTCGAGCGAGAAGAAGATAAACTTTCGTAGCTGGCCCTTACGTACTGACGGCGGTTGGCCCGGTGGCGACGCCGTCTTACGTCGTCGCATACTTCGCTGCGCGACTAGTCGCACGAACGCTCCGAATCGCTTGAAAACGCGCAGCGTCTTGCGATCGAAGTAACGCGTAACCGCTGGCCGGTCGAGAAAAAGCTGCTTCACTTTTACGATCGACTCCGACGCCATCACAACGGCTCCAGCACAGCGTAGCGCGCAGTTATACTCGCGCGCACGAACGAACTTTCGTCGAATACTTCCTCGATCTCGTAAAGCGGATCGGAAAACGAGATCGACTCGAACGCGTATGCGATACCACTACGTTCGAGCACCTCCTGATTCGTGATGCGCGACGCGATCAAGTGCACATCGTTGACGACGGTCTCAATCGACGACGCGTCCACGTACGGTCGAGCGCGAACGACTTCTACGTCGAGAAGGAATCGAAATCGCGATCGCGAAAGTCGCTCGCGCTCGGAACGAACGAACGTCACGACGCATACGTCGGGCGTCTCGCGTGCGAGGACCCAATAATGTGCCCACGTCTTCGATGCTGTAACGGAAGCTGCTGGTGGTGGTCCGTTGAGCGCATCGACAACAGCGTCTAGTAGGTTCGCAATCATCGATCCATCAACACGAGTGCGCGAGTCGCTGCTCCAGGAACGTCATTACCGACAACTACGCCGACACGCTTATTACCGGTCGCTGTCGTTGTGAATCGATTGTTCGAAAGATTCCAGTAAACGACTGTGCCTTGCGTCCAACCGGAGCCAGTCTCGCGCGGGCCTTCGATAACGGCGCCGACCGCGACACCACACTGAACGCCAGATTTCACCGGCTCGAGTGTGACCGCAGGCATATCGCCTAAGAAAACGAGCGAACCAGCAGAAACATCGGCGTTGAATGTAACCGGAACCACGAGATCGTGATGCTTGACTACGATATTCATCTTTTACCTCCGTTAGGATGCTAACCTCGTCCGCTAGGACATCAATTTCGTCCGTCAGGACGATAATCTAGTCCACACACGAACGAGAAAACCATAGGGATCACTCGAAGTCGTTGCGTGCGCACCACCGATAGCGCGCACTACGATATACCGCTGCGATGTCGCGACGTTGATGATTTCGTCTGCGACACGCGGCCAATATCCGGCGGGCAAGTCGCTTGCTCGCACAACGAAGCACTGCGTCGTCGTGTCGGCTGCGACCTGGACACCGAGCGACACCGATTGCGAATCGCGACGTGCGACTACGGCGTCGATCTCGGAACCGTTCGGCAACCGAAGCCGAACGCCGCGACTGCGAAGTAATGTCTCGAAAAAGTCGTTTAAGATCGCGTTCATCGCCTCTCACTGTCATCACGCTGTCGCGCGCACTGCAGCTCGATGGTCGAGGAGCGCGACACCGAAGTGCCAGTAGGCGCGCACCGAGTAACCGAGGAATTGCGGAACCGGTTGCACTTCTTCGATGATCGGCGTTTCCTGACCGCGCAGGAACGCGACTGCAAACGCCGGTGTCGTCGCGGGGTCAGCGACGAGATACCACGTCGAGTTCGCACCGTTCGTCGGCAGATACTGCGTAACAACCGGCTCGAATTGCCCGGCGTAAGTATTCGCTTCCGGTAGCATACGATCGCTGCCACCCGCGATCACGACGCGCACGCTCGTAAAGAGATTCTCGGCAGTCGCCTTCAAACCAACAGGCACTACGAGGAAGCTCGGCTTCACGAAGACCGGTTGGCCGAACTGATCCGTCTGCGCGAGCATCCTTTCGACGGCGCGGTCGAGATTCGGAATCGTGAGCGGCGCACTCGTCACGACGTTCGCGTTCGCAGTGCTGAAGAAGTTATTCGGGTTCGCAACGACCGTGCCCCAGAAGAGATTCTCGAGCGCGATAATCGCACCTCGCGCAGCTTCCTGCGGAATCGCGAGGAACGCACTGAGATCGTCGTTGATAACGTCCTGATGCGTGATCGTGAACAGTCGTCCATACGTGTCCACCTTGATTTGCCAACCGGTATCACCGATGCGCTCCTGTGCGATCGAACCGCTCGGCGGCACAAGTTCGAACTGCGCAAACGCGTTCAACCGTGCGAGCGTGTGCGGCATAAAGTTGACCGTCTCTACGATGCGCGCGATTCGTAAGCACGTCGGCGGCATCGTCTCGTAAGTCGAAACGAGGATTCGATACGCCGACTCGCGTAAGAGATTCGGAAACGACCGCACGCTGAACGCCGCGCGAATCACGTCGATCGGCGAAGAGTACGGATCGACGCGATGGCCTTCGAGTCGCAAGCACTCGCGCGCAAGCTGCAGTAACCCGAGATTGCGATACTTCGATGCGGCATCGACGATCCGCGGCGCGAATTTCTTCTCGACGCTTTTCGCGATCGAACCACCGGCGCGGAGCATGATCGCGGCAGTCAGCACTTCGGTCGTGTCCACGCTCGCATCGAACGCATGCACAACTCGACTGCTCGGCCGACTCGCGCGAATGGCAGCGAGTTGGCACTTCTTCGTGGACCAGTTCTCTCGAATCGCACGTTCCGCGAGATGCGGATATTTCCCGAGGATTCGCTTCACGATTTCAACCCTCCGAGCGGCTTTCGCGGCCACGACTGACGTGCCGATGTCCGCGGGGACATCGACAATCGAAATCTCGCGCAGCACGGCGAGATCGACTACGTAGAGCGGACCAGTAAACGAACGGCCATTCACTTCGACTTCCGCGCCGTCAGGAATCTCGCGATACTCGACGACCTCGAGACCGATCGAGGCCTTCCACGGAAAACCGTTTTCGATCGACGAGAGAAAGTCGCGCGAATACTCGGTATCGCGCGAGACCACGGCGTCTGCGACGATCTCGTTGCCTTCGATCGCGATATTCGTCGTGTGTCCGATACCAGCGTACTCGTCGTGCGCGTAACGAATCGGTAACGAACTCGTCGGAATCTCGAGTCCACTAAGATCGACGACAACGGGAAGCGGCCAACCTTCGACCGTCATCGTACCGCCGGTGTACGCGACAATCTGGATTCTTCTTAGCTCTGACGCGGCATCGTCAGTCGGCTGCGCTTCCTCGGTCGCCGGCTGAGACTCTTCGTCTTGCGCGGCGACTTCGTTTTCGTTTTCTTCGTCTTCGTCTTCGAGCTCGTCTTCAGGACCCTGCGCGCGAATCCTCGCCTTCGCTCGAATCCGAAGAAACTTTTTCATCGTCTTCGGCATCGCTATTACCTCCTTTCTCGAAAAGGAAATCAAGACCGAGTTCGCTCGCGAGCGCATACTCCTTAGCTCGCTGACGAAGCTCGGTCATCCAATCGCGGCCCTGCTTCGCGTACTCGTACGCGAACGTCGTGAGGCCGCTCTTAAGACGCAAGCGTTGTGCTTTCGCTTCTTTCTCCGGATCGACGCCCTCAAGCGCAGGCCAGTACCACTCGTGATCCGGTAACTCGCGACCCAAGCCCACGAGCGCTGACGCCTCGCTGTCAGCGATCCGCCACTCGCGATAGAACGCTCGTAGCATCGGCTCGAGTACGATCGCTTCGATCCGCGCGCGCTCGACTTCGAGTGCGCGATACCAGTTGCGAAGATCGAGGCGACCACTCGAAAAGTTCGCACGCGAAGAATCGTTGAGTGCGACTACGACGGGAACGTTGAGACAGCGCGCGATCTCGCTCATTAGGTGGTACACGAAGTCGCCGTAGGTCGTGGTCGGATGCTGCGCTGTCATCTGCGAGAGTCGCCACCCCGGTGGCAACACGGTGGCACTTCGTGGTCGCAGATCGACGAACTGCCAGACGAGTTCGCGTGCAAATCGCTCCGCATCGCGCGGAATGTACGCGGCCGAGTCGGTCTGCAAGACAGCTGCGAGATTCGCTGCGGTCTCGGCCGCGGCCGCAGTCGCAAGCGTGAATCGACGTAAGATCGAGAACAGCGGCAGCGCCGGCGTAATCTCAGGAACGCCACGCCACTGGCCCGGTCGTTCGCGATGGAAGTAGTGAATAACCGAGTCCGCCGGTATCGTCTCGTACGAGTAGTCGATATCCGCGACTGCGATGTCGCCGGGATGTCGCCGCAACACGTGATACGCCGCCGGTACTCCGTAATCATCGAAAACAATGCCCTCAACCGGTTGCATGAGCGCAGAAATCGGACCTTCGCTAATCTGCTCCGGCTCGACGAGTCGAACTGCGAGTTTTACTTTCGTTCGCTGCCGCGGATAGTCGCAGAGGATCGCGAAGGCCTCGCCATCGACGACGACGCAGCGTCGCATCGTGCGCAGAATCTCAGGCAAATCGACTGCAGCGCACCACTCGGACCACGCTCGCTCGAAGCGAAGATTCAACCCTTCGTTCGCAGTACGAACCTGAAGAACCGGCCCGGTGCCGATCGTATAGTTCGCGATCGTCGAGACGATGCCGTTTGCGTAGCTGTTGTTCGCGACCTCGTAACGCGATCGATTCCGCAGTGTACGCCGCACACTCGGCGTCAGCGCTGCCGACGGCGATAGCGCATCCGCTTGCGACCAGTGCTGTGCATTGTCCGGAGTCGTTGCCGCGGCATCGTAACGTGCGCAAAACGAAACGTCCGCTCGCGCTGACGACGCGTTGCCATCGGGACGAAAGACTCGACGCAGCCACCCGATCATCCTAACGCTCCCGGCGCGTTCATCTTCACGACCACCGCTTTCGGCTCCGATACTTCGCGCACGAACTCGAGCAATTCGCTCACGTCGCGATACTGAATCGTCATGCCATCGACAGTAACCGTCTTCGGCTGTCGCGCTTGCTCGACTAACGACTCGATAAGCTGTTGTCGCTGCACGTCGTCGATCATGACATCGCCCTCGCACGATAACGAAGTAGTCCTTCGAGAAGCCAGTTCGAACTCGAATCCGAAGTCGAAGACGTAGTTGACTCGAGCGAGTCGAAAATCTCGCGCGCAACGAGTGCGCCCACGAGGCAGTCGAAGTAGTGATTCTCGCGTGCCGGCAAAAGCGACCACTCGACGCACTGCCGCCAGATCGATTGCGTAGCCACGCCGGTCTCCGACGTAAGATGCTCGATAACGACCGGCGCATCGACTGTACGCGCGATCTCAACCGAAGACGATGCGAAGAGATTCGCAGCACTCGTCTTCGCACGGTTCGTGTCGATCAGCACGCTCGTCGTGGCGCGGTCCGGATCGCGCGTCATGCGCCACGCGTTGCCCGTTACGTCGCCCGGCTTCGTGAGCTCAACGACCGACGACTTCGA